TGGAGACAAGTTGATAAACTTACAGAAGCATTTCAATATTTTCTATTAAAGGCAAGTAATCAACTTGCAAAAGAAAAAGGACAATGTTCAGCATTTAAACAAACAAAATATGCAGATGGTATATTACCTATTGACACTTATAAAAAAGACGTAGATGAATTAGTAAAAAGGGATTACACTTATGATTGGGAATGGTTAAGAAGTGAAATAAAAGAACATGGTTTAAGACACTCAACACTTTCTGCTCAAATGCCTAGTGAATCATCATCTGTTGTATCAAATGCAACAAATGGCATTGAACCACCAAGAGATTATTTGTCAGTTAAAAAATCTAAAAAAGGACCATTAAAACAAATCGTACCTGAATATCAAAAACTAAAGAATTTTTATACACTACTTTGGGATATGAAAGGGAATGAAGGATATATAAATATCGTTGCAGTAATGCAAAAGTATTTTGACCAGGCAATATCAGGTAACTGGTCTTATAATCCTGAAAATTATACTGATGGTCAAGTGCCAGTTTCAATAATGGCTCAAGACCTATTGACGACATATAAATTGGGTTGGAAGACTTCTTATTATCAAAACACATATGATAGTAAGAAAGATGAAGACGAACCAACACATCCAGTTGGTTTCCACGATAACGTGCCAGAAGATAAACCAGAAGTAAAAGAGGAAGAAGATCCAGAAAACTGTGATTCTTGTACAATTTAATGAAAACTGTATTTAACAAAACTAAAAACTTAGATTCTACAAAACAACCATTGTTTTTTGGTGAAGACCTAGCTGTACAAAGATATGATACATTTAAGTATCCTATATTTGATAGATTAACACAACAACAATTAGGTTTCTTTTGGAGACCTGAAGAAGTATCTTTACAAAAAGATAGAAACGATTACGCTCAGTTATCTGAATCACAAAAGTTTATTTTTACATCTAACTTAAAATATCAAACAATGTTAGATAGTGTACAAGGTAGAGGGCCTTGCCTTGCATTTTTACCATTTGTATCTAATCCAGAATTAGAAGGTGCAATTGTAGCTTGGGACTTTATGGAAACAATTCATAGTAGAAGTTATACATATATTATTAAAAATTTATATTCTGATCCATCTGAAGTATTTGATACGATTATACAAGATGAGAAGATTGAAAAAAGATCAAAAGCGGTTACAGAAGCTTACGATCATTTAATAAACTTAGGTTATAAGTATAAAACAAATCCTAAATCAGTTGATGAATATGAATTAAAAAAGGCATTGTGGTTGGCATTAGTAACTGTAAATGTACTAGAAGGTTTGAGATTTTATGTTTCATTTGCTTGTTCATTTGCATTTGGTGAGCTTAAACTTATGGAAGGCTCTGCTAAAATACTATCATTAATTGCTAGAGATGAAAGTCAACACCTTGCAATGTCACAACAAATTATTAAAGCTTATCTTACAAAAGAAAATGATAAAGTAATGAACAAAGTTATTAAAGATACAAACAAAGATGTATATAAAATATATGATGACGCAGTACAACAAGAAAAAGAATGGGCAACTTATTTGTTTCAAAAAGGTTCTATGATAGGACTTTCAGAAAAACTATTACATCAATATGTTGAATATATAGCAAATAGAAGAATGAGAGTAATTGGTTTAGAGCAGAAATATGAACAATCATCAGCTAATAATCCATTACCTTGGACACAACATTGGTTTAATAGTCACTCACTACAAAACGCACCACAAGAAACTGAGATAGAATCTTATGTTATTGGTGGTCTAAAACAAGACGTAAAAAAAGATCAATTTAAATCTTTCAAACTATAATGACAACACTTACTCCATCAACTTTAAACACAATAACTATATCGTGTAAAAACTGTGAGGTATCATACCACGTTAAGTGGGATGATGAAGATACAGAGCCATCAACTTGTCCTTTTTGTGGTGCAGACACTTCTATAGAAGAAGAGGATGCAATTTTTAATGACGAAGAAGACCAAGACGATTGGAATTGATTATAGTTTAAGTAGTCCTGCTATATGTGTATGTAGAGGAACATTTAAATTTGAAAACTGTAAGATATATTATCTTACAAATGTAAAAAAATATGAAGGTGATTTTTGTAATGGACAAATAAATGGCAGACTACATTTACCCTATACCTCCGAGACACAACGACACGACCAGATTTCCGATTGGGCGATTAACATTGTTGATACTGCTATTGGTAATATTTTTGTAGAGGGATATTCATTTGGTAGTAAAGGCCTAGTGTTTAATCTAGCAGAAAATATGGGTGCATTAAAACACAAACTATACAAACTAAACAAAAGATTTGAAAGTATAGTGCCTGGTCAAGTAAAGAAGAATGCTACAGGTAAAGGCAATGCAGACAAGCTTAAAATGTATGAGCAATTTGTAAAAGATACACATATTGATTTAATGAAAGAATTTGATCAAACAAAACTAAACAATCCTGTAACAGATATTGTTGATTCGTTCTATGTTGCTAAGGCAGGATTTGATAAAAAGTAGAACAAAACAAGAACATTTAATCTAAAAACCTAATAAAATCAACACTTTTTAATGCTTGACTTTTAAGTATTTTTAGTGTAGCGTATATGTATATGACAAATAAAGGAGACGCTATGACTAAAGAATTACACAAATCATTTAACGTTGTTTATAAAAGAGAATATCAGGATCCAGAAGACGGCTCTGATACATTTTGGTCTTCATATACTCTTTATAGAAATGTACCTATTTCTAAAATTAAATATTATAGAAAAAGATTATTAATGTTTAAAGACTATATGGATAAGATTTTCAAAGAAGCCGCTACTAATTTCTTAGGTAGTACTGCTATTGAAATTATGTATCCAGACGAATACTATCAAACATATGAAGATGTATGGCCAGATACGGCTGCAGGTGACAAAAGTTTATTTAATGACTTTGGCCAATTATGGAATACAAGACAAGGTTTTAGAAAAGACTTTGATCCAAAAATTATTGAGGATTACAAAACTAAAAGACAATATATTAATCAAATGAACTGAGGAGGACACTATGACAGTAGATACAAATATAATATACACAAAAGACGATTTAGGTAAAAACCTATACAGAAAGAAAACTTACTACACACTTGTTGTTGAACAAGAAGTATTGGCAAAAGATAAAGATGAGGCTGAACAAAAGTTTTTAGATGATGGTGGTGTTGATCACTCACAAATCAACCACGAGATAACCACAACTAAAAATGGTGTTGAAACATATATGGTTGACGCTAATTATTCAGATAGTGGTGATACAGAATATATGGGTAAGGTTACAATTGAAGAAGATGAAGACGAACCTTCTTATGATGAAGTAACAATTGATGGTTATGCTAATGAAAATGACTTTACAGAAAAAGAAGAATCAGACATTGATGTTGCTATTCAGTTAGAAGCAGAAAATCAAAGAGGTAAATAAACTATTGACTTTTTATAAAAAATGTGCAATAATATAATGATGTCTAAAAACTTGACTAAAAGGCAACAATTAGAACTAGTAAAAAAAGATTATCATAAGTGGTTAGCCACGTTAGGTCTTAATATTAATATTAAGACAGGTCAAATAAGACAATCAAAAAGAGTTACAAAACTTTTAGATTTATCAATGTATAAAGTAAGAAATTCTATACCAACAAGTGATAGAATCCCAGGTGCTTGTGTAAAAAGAACTTTACCAAAAGTTACACTACCTGAAGGTAAAACAATCGGCATTGCTTACAATAAAGGTAATTATCAAGTTGTAGATAGAGCTGATTTTAAATCAATGGGAAGGAAAATATGAGAACGTTAATGTTATTAACAATAATTGCTGTAATGACAACAGCAATTGCAAAGGCAGATACAATTGATGTAAAAATCAAAAATCATATTGTGTCTGAAATGAATGATATTAAAGAATATCAAGTGGCATCTTGGCAGGCTGCTAAAGAACAAAATGCCAAAAATTGGGCAAAGATTAAATCTTTTTTTACAAAGGTAAAAAATAATGTTACACAAGATTAGTGAATTTTGCGATAAGATAGATCAAATAAAAATAAAATCAGACAGACTAAGGGTTATGAAGTATGGTAACCCTAAAGCTGCTGATGAAGAAATAGATAATTTGATTGTTGATATTCAATCGGAATGTTTGTTACTTGCAAAAGATAAATCTAAGTATAAAAAATATGTTACAAATGAATTTTTGGCTGAGGGGATATGAGCGATAAACAAATAACAATTAAAAATCTAAAAGATAGAAAAAAAGAAATTGAGGAAGAGTTAATTTTTAAAAACAACGAATCATTAAACGAAGAATTATACGAAATTAACGATTCTTTAAAGAAACTAGACACAAATAAGTCGGATGTTCTTACTTTGTTCTTATAAAAATGTTGAATTTATTGAGGTTTTACAGCTTGACTTTTAATATAAACTATGATAGAATTAGTACATAAATGATTATTAACTTAACAAAAGGACTACATTATGATAGATAAACAAACACTATTTGAAGAATTTAAAATTGCAAAAGAAAAAGACTTGCAAAAATCCACAACATCTGAACCGTATGAAGATTGTTTTACAAATAGATTAAATCTTTTAAAATCTCACAAAGACGCAAAAAAATCACATCCGAGTCAATATAGAAATTTAGATGTTAATTTTGATAACTTGATACTTGCATACTCGGCTCCAGTTCCAGTTGATCATTTTTATAAAAAAGTTTTTAATATGACATTAGAACAATACAATTATCAAAAACGTTTAGAAGAATTAACTGAACTACAGAAAGAAAAAGAAGAAAAACTTAAAAAAGAACAAAAAGAAAAATTAAAAATTGAAGATGTTAAAGAAGTTACTTTTAATTAGTTGTTTGTTGTTGCTCTCTAACTGTGCTAGTAAACAGTCCTATATTGGTGCGTCCAGTACAGCGGCTGTTGCTGGTACGGCTTGTTGGCAATATATAAGTGACAATCCTGCTGTTGTGGCTACTTGTGCAGTTGCAGGTTCATTTAAAGGTGCAGATATTATGAATGCTGAAACAGATGATCAATTAATGACAAGAGCATTTGTAGATCATTTAGAAAACGCACCTAATAGTCCAGGGTTTACAACTTGGCAAAATCCTAAAACACAAAGTAATGGTATTATCAAAACTACAGGTTTTTATTTAAAAGGTCCAATTAAATGTACAATGGTCGAAACTACACACGATCAAAATTTAGACAATACAAGATTTTTTGACTCAATACTATATGGTAATCCATATAGAAAAATGGAATGGCACGAAGCTTGCAAAATGCCTGACGGAAGATGGAGAATAAGTGGTGAATAGAAAAAGAACATTGTTCTTTATAATGTTTATATTAGTGTTAATACCTATCTTAATAGAGATAGCACACTCCGAAGATTCGTTTGAAAACACAATGAATAAAATTAACAGATTGAATAACGATAATTCAGTTAAGTATGATAAAATACAACCTATTAAAGACCAATACTGTTTTATTAAAATAGAAATTAAAGAAATAAATGGAGAAGTTGTTAAACAAGAAGTTGTTGAATGTGCAGATGGCCGAAAGGCATACGATGGCCCTAGTTATTGGGAGATGTTTGCTCAGTTTTATTATGGTGATATGAATACACCTGCTTATTGCAGACATTATGAACGACCTAAACACGCATACCACAAACCTGGTAAAGTATGTTTAGATAAAGATGGAAATTGGGAGGTAAGAAAATGATTAAAGGTCTATTGACACTTGCAATCTTATGGATTATCCTTGCATTTACTTGGGATCCATTTGTTTCTACAGTTGAGAAAACACAGGCTGTTGACAAAACAAAAAAAATAGTATATAATGTGTTTAATAATATGAAGGAGAAAGTGAATGAGTAAGATACTCAAATATATAATGATCGGTTCTATAGGTCTGTTACTTGCAAATTGTTCTAGTAGCACTTATAAAATCAAACAAGAAAAGGATAAACAAGTCCTTAAAGTACCATCTTGGTATATGAAAGATTATAACGAGAAAAAAGAATGTGGTACTAAAACGTTCGGCAAAGGTAAAGATAAAGTTTGTATCTTTGGTGTCGGCACAAGTGTTTCACCAGATTTAGAACTTGCAATTGAAAAAGGTATGATGATTGCGAAGGCTGAACTTGCTGATAAAGTAAAAGGTGAAATGAACAAGAAGGCTAAAATATTTACTACAGAATTAGGTAAAAATACTACTAAAACTGTTGTAACAGATGTTGAAACTACATTGGTAAATATAATCAAACAAACACCAGTAAGAGGTTATGAAGTGTTTGCTCAGGAAGTAACTCTTACAAAGAATGGTTACTATCGTGCTTGGATTGGTTTAAGATTACCTATGGGTGAGTACAATAAGATGTACAATTACTCTATTGAAACTGTAGTTGACGCTTTCAAACTAAAAGAAATGGCTAACAAGGCCTATGACGAAGTAGAGGTTATTGCTAATGAGCAGTAAAATAGAAATATACTCAAAACCTAATTGTACTTATTGTGATAA